CTCTAAAAATGGTAAAGAGGCTTTAATTCGAGAGATTAAGGCCTTTTTTGATGATCATAAGGGTGCGGATTCTTTCCTTTGGGATTCTCCCTTAGATGGTGAGGTTCGTGTCAAAGCTGGTGAGTATCAATTGGTGTCGTTAGGCGCTGGCATGTGGCAAATCTCAACAACCTTTACCCAAGTTTTTTACCCTTAAATTCAACAAATATAAGCCGCCGAAAGGCGGTTTTTTATTGCGAGAAAAATATGACTTATCAATATATTAATTTAGGAACAGCACCAAGTGGTGCTGGTGGTGATACGTTTCGTTCGACAGGCACCAAATTAAATGAAAATTTCACAAACAATACGCATGCTGCGAGTCGCTATGTAGGGAAAGCCGCAGGTAATGTAATGGAGGTTGGTGCATATGGTTTAGGGGGAAATTCTGAATTATATACAGGCGGGCCAAATGGTTTTTTAAATTTTCATAAATCTAAATCTGGATTCTTCTTTAACAATACGGACAAGGTAGATATTAATGGAAAAATGATACCAAACTATGCTGGCTATATAGTATCTAGTCTTCAGGCTGGTGGTTTTTTAGCATTAGGCGCTTCTGTCACAAATAATAGAATCTTTGTAATACGAGGTTCTGAGGTTCCTGCATACCCATTAGAATTATTAGATTTACTACATGATGGTAATACAATTAAGGATTCAAATGGTTTTATAAAAGCAGCTTCACCAGTAATTCAATTATTTGCAGATAAAATTTCTGCAAATCAAGAAGCATTAGAGCAGAATCCAACTTTTGAGAAAGCTGGAGTTGGTCATTATCTGATTAAAAATACATTAGGTTTTGCAACAGAAGGTTGGTGGATTGAAGTACCAACTGATACCAATGGCAACCGTATTTGTGCTGTTGAATATCAAACCTTAGATAATGGTGATCTTGAGATTAAGACATTCAAGAAAAAATTGAATGATGAGGGGGATATTGTAGCGAATTTGGATGTACCTATTGATATTCCAAATAACGCCAATGATGAACCACGCTGGATTGATATACGCCTACATTCTGTGATTAAACCGATTGTTCATAAAGTTCCACGGACTGAAAAACAGGCTCGAATGGTTCAACAAGTAAAGTATGCACCACAACTTACTTACATCACAAAATATGAAGATCTATTTGATGATGATGGAAATCCAGTCATCGTGGATGGCCAGAAATATCAAAAGCCAGTTACCCATATTCAAACAGATAAAAATGGTACTCCAATCTTGAGCAATCAACCTGTTATCAATGCATCTGGCGAACCTGTTTTTGAATGGGTACAAGCTGTAAACAGTGAAGATCAGCTGATCTTTGATGATGTGCCTGTGCTCGATGACAACGGTAATCAGATTTATGATGAGGTAACTAATGAGCCTCAGCAGTGATTATCAGAAACTCTATGTCGATGGGTTGATTACATTATTTGAATTAGATGCCAGCGCTTTAGGAGCTGGCATTTTGCGTTTTCATGGGCATATCGCTTTTCAAGATTGGGAAAAGATATATTCATCGATTGGATCAGATGGACTCATTGGGTCTGATACTGGTTTGATCGGTAAAGTTTTTGACGTTGGTACAGATAAAGTTTGGCAGCGCAATATCATTTGGCAAGGAAAGACTTTTTCAGCTATGGCAATTCAAGCTGATGGCATGGAAATGAATTCCACAGGTCGTGCTTCTAGCCCGACATTATCAATGGCCAATAATATTGATGGATTACAAAATGCGGTATCAGCCTATTGTTTACAGTTCAATGATTTTGCAGGTGCAAAACTTACCGTAATTTCCACATTGGCTAAATATCTAGATGCTGAAAATTTTAGCCAAGGCAATCCAACAGCATCGAATGAAGCTGAAAATCAGCTTTGGTTTATCGAACAAAAAACCTCTGAAAACATGGAGCAAGTGACTTTTGAATTGTCGAATCCAATCGACTTTGAAGGTCAGCGTATTCCGATACGGCAAATCAGTAGCCAATGCCATTGGTGCATGATGGGTGATTATCGTGGTGAAGAATGCGGTTATACAGGTGTAGCCATGTTCACTGAAAAAAACGAACCAACGGACAATCCAGCCCTGGATAAATGTGGTGGGCGTTTAAGTTCCTGCAAGATCCGAAAAAATGAAGGCAGTTTTGGTGGTCAACCTGCCGCTAACATGGTTGGGTGATTTATGAAGCTATCAGTAAAACTTAAAAAAGAGATCCATTTGCATGCAGCCGAAATGTTTCCTGGCGAATGTTGTGGTGTGATAGTGAATAAGGAATATATCCGTTGTCAGAATATTTCTAATGTTCAGGACCAGTTTGAAATAGATCCTGTCGACCTTGCACACGCTGAAGATATAGGGGAAATCCAAGCCTATGTACATTCACATCCAAATGCTTCAGCAAGGGCTTCTGAGCTGGATTTAATCCAAATTGAATTGCATAAAAAGCCTTGGGTCATATGTGCTTATCCCGATATTGAATTTCAGGTCTATGAGCCTTTTGGCTATCAAGCACCTTTGATTGGACGTAATTATCAGCATGGTTGGCAAGATTGTTATTCACTGGTTCGGGATTTCTATCAGCGTGAATATGGCATCGCATTACCTGATTTTGAGCGCTTAGATCGTTGGTGGGAATCTGCTGAAAATGCTTCTTTGTATTTGGATAACTTTAGTAAAGCAGGTTTTAGTGAAGTGAAAGATTTGCAATATGGCGATGTCATGTTATGTCGAGTTGGACGCACTGAACATGTGAATCACGCGGTGATTTGGCTTGGTGATAATGGTGCATTGAAATCAGAACAAACGGAGCCTTGTGTGGGGTCTTCACTGATTTTACATCATCCGTATAACCGTAAATCAGTACGTGAAGTGTTTGGCCAACAATGGCAAGAACGGGTTGCCGTCAAAGTGAGACATCGAGATGTTAAAAACAATTAAGCTCTATGGTGTACTTGGTCAAAAGTTTGGTCATCAATTTAAGCTTGATGTTGCGAGTCCACGTGAAGCGATTCGTGCTTTATCCGCTCAGATTGATGGATTTGAAAATTACTTGCTGAGTGCGCATGAACGTGGTTTGGCTTTTGCCATTTTTACAGATAGTAAATCCAAACAGCGCGGCAAGAAAAAAGCAGCATGTTTTGATGCATCGACGGGACGAATTATTTCTGGCCACAATATTGGTGTGTCTGAAATAGATATGCTCACAGATACAAGTGAAATCAAGATTGTGCCACGGGTTTTGGGCGCAGGTGGTGATAACGGAGTGTTGCAGTTGGTTCTTGGTGTTGTATTGATTGTTGCTGGCTTCTGGACAGGTGGGGCAACATCAAACATGGGGGTTGCTTTGATTGGTGCAGGTGCGGGCATGGTGATGGGTGGTATCGCACAAATGCTTGTACCTAAAGTTGATCCAAATACTAATCAAAACCAAGACGGCAATCGTGCCAATTTTGGCTTTGGTGGAGCGGTAACCACCATTGCCCAGGGTAATCCTGTACCTGTATTGCGTGGTAAACGAGAGATTGGTGGATTCATTATATCGGCAGGGCAATATCCTGAAGATATGATGTAGATAAGGTTGAGTCCTGGCGCATAAAGCGCCTTTTTTTATGCTTGAGGAATTTATGAATACACCAATTAAGGGCGCAAAAGCTGGGGCACAACAGCCACGACAGCCAGTGATTGATCTTGACTCAGCACAATCTAAAACTTTTATAAAAATTCTTGGTGGTTTGTCTGAGGGTCCAATTAAAGGTTTGGCCAATGGGTACAAATCAATATTTTTAGATGACACACCTTTGCAAGATGCAAATGGCAATTGGAACTTTGAAAATGTCAGTGTTGATTTCCGAGAGGGTACAAACGATCAAACCTATATCGAGGGATTTCCAGACATTTCATCTGAAACAGCAATTGGAGTTGAGTTAAAGTCTGAAACGCCATGGGTTAAAGCATTTAATAATACAGAACTTGATGCGGTTCGTTTGCGCTTACGTTGGGGGCCATTACGTCAACAGAATGAGAGTAATGGTGATTTAAATGGATATACCATCCGTTATGCAGTTGATGTGCAAACCGATGGCGGTACGTGGACAGAAGTTTTAAATACTCAAATTTCTGATAAAACATCAGCAAACTATGAACGTTCTCATCGTATTGAATTGCCAAAAGCTGATTCGGGTTGGCAAGTACGAATTCGTCGTTTAACACCAAACACAAGTTCAGAATTTATCAGCGATAAAATGTATGTACAGGCAGTCACAGAAGTGATTGATGCAAAACTACGCTATCCAAATACCGCTTTGCTTGGGCTTCGTTATGATGCACAAACATTTTCAAATGTCGCAAAAATGGCAGTTGAATGCGAAGGTGTAGAAATCCTATTACCAAGCAACTATAACCCTGAGACACGAGTATATACAGGGCTATGGGATGGTAGCTTTAAACGAGCATATAGCAATAATCCAGCATGGCATTTTTATGATGCTTGTATCACAAAGCGCTATGCTTTAGGTAATCGCATCAATTCATCCATGATTGATAAGTGGTCAATTTATCGTTTAGGCCAGTATTGTGATCAACTTGTACCAGATGGCAAGGGCGGTCAAGAACCACGTTTCACTTTGAATGTTTATGAGCAATCCCAGGATGATGCCTGGTCTGTATTGTCCAAAATGGCGGGGGCTTTCAGAGCCTATATTTACTGGGATGGTCAAGCGATTGTCTGTGATGCCGATATTCCACAAGACACGCTATACACTTTCACCAGTGCCAACGTCATTGATGGGCGGTTTGAATATTCAGGCACACGTGCACGTGATCGACATACAATTGCGAAAGTGGCTTATGACAATCCAGAAAATCGTTATAAAACTGAATATGAAATTGTGCGTGATGAGGCAGCCATTGCAAAGTATGGCATTCGCATCTTAGATATTTCTGCCTATGGCTGTACTTCAGTGGGTCAGGCACAACGTGCTGGAAATTGGGCATTAAAAACCGAACAGTTTGAAACTCGAACTGTGACTTTTAAAGTCGGCCTAGATGGTTTTATTCCGCGGCCAGGCAAAGTGATTGAAATTGCTGATCCGATCTTTGCGGGCCGAGCCAATGGTGGACGTATTTCTTCAGTGAGTGCTGATTTAAAAAGCATTACTGTGGATCGTGATGATGTTGTATGTCGCGCGGGTGATCGCTTAGTAGTAAATGGAGAGGATGGCAAGGCACAGGCGCGAATTGTTCAGTCAAAAAATGGCAGAGTAATTACCGTTGTGGCTGCATTCGATTCTGTAGCAGCGCAGAATGTGTGGATTGTTGATGCTCAAGACTTGGCAACAATGAAATTTAGAGTGGTATCAATCAGCCGTGATGATACCCATCAATTCACAATAACTGGCTTGCAATATAATCCTGCAAAATTTGATGCGATTGACCAAGGCACATTTATTGATGATCGTCCAATTACAATCATTAATCCAAATATTCAGTCACCTGTTGAATCAGTTTCGGTTTCTTCAGATGAAATGGTGCAACAAGGATTAACGATTGCCACGATGTTAATCTCTTGGCCCCAAGCAACCAGTGCTGTGAAGTACTTGGTAGAGTGGCGCAAAGATGATGGCTCTTGGATGAAAATGCCGATTACAGGGAATAATTCTGTTGAAGTTCAAGGGATATATTCAGGAAATTACCAGGCAAAAGTCACAGCGATTAATGCGTTTGAAGTAGCTTCATTACCTACTTTTTCAATTTTGACTGAGTTAAAAGGTAAACATGGAACGCCACCAGCATTGGCTTTTATTAATGCAACGGGAATTTTATTTGGTATCAAGCTTGAATGGGGTTTTCCTGCGGTTGGTGCACTGGATACAGCTTATACAGAGATTCAAGTTTCACCCGATGGTGTAAGTAATATTGCTCAATTGGGATTATTTGCTTATCCGACTAGTACGCATACATTGCAAGGATTACAGCCAAACCTAAAGCAATATTATCGTGCCCGTTTGATTGATCGAATTGGAAATATTGGTCCTTGGTCAAGCTGGACCAATGCAACCACTTCAGCAGATGCTTCGGATATTCTGAAAATATTGGAAGGTAAAATTACTGAAACGCAACTGCATCAGGACCTGCAAACCAAGATTGACCACATTGAAGCAGTAGATGCAGAAATAGGACCAATTAAACAGGATATTCAGAACACGAAAGATCAGATCAATCAGGAAATTATTGATCGTCAGTACGCGATTCAACAAGCCAAAGATGGATTATCTCAGCAAATTATCGATGGTGATGATGCAGTTCTTCAGGTTGTTGATACCGTTAAGAAATCTAGTGATGAAGGTCTAGCAGCTGCACAATCAGAAATTAAGGTTGTTGCCGATAATCTGAAATTGACTGCCGAAAAAACGGATGGTGTTTATGCACAATTGAATCCTCCTTTGATTGGTTCATCATCTGATCTGATCGGTAATGATCAAGGTTTCGCGGGAACCTGGTCGCTTCAATCAGCAATGATTGAAAATGATCTAGTTTTGAGTAAGCGCATTGATACAACTGTTGCTCAAGTCAATGATGTTCAAGCTTTTGCACAGCAAGAAGTTCAAGCGCGTATAGAGGGAGATAAGGCCACTGTACAAAAGATTGATACTTATATTGTTGAGAATGATCAAGCTTTAGCAACTGTGCGTAATTCGGCAGAAATTGCAGTTGAGAAATCAAATTCAAATGCGGTGTTAATTGATGCTTTAAATTTAGAAATTAAAGACAAAGCAAGTACCGGTGCTTTAAATCAGGTCAAGTCGGATTTATCTGCTGTTGATAATCGCGTCATTGCAAATACAACCATGCTGAATGGCGTGTATGCGCAAATTAATCCGCCATTGATTGGTTCTGAGTCTGATTTGATTGGTAATTCTGGCGGTTATGCTGGCGTATGGTCTGAACAATCAGCGAGAATCGAAGCGGATATGGCGCAAGCCATTCGGACGGATACAGTTCAAACAGAATTGAATGGTAATAAAGCAGCTGTTCAAGAAGTCACCCAATCTGTTAATGGCCTTTACGCGCAGAAATTTATCAAGCTGGATGTAAATGGAAAAATTGCAGGGTGGGGTGGTGCAAATAATGGTGTTGAATCTCAATTTATTTTAAATTTTGATTCATTTGCTATTGGAAGTGGAAGTAATGGCACTGTTTCTTATCCGTTTATTTTCCGAACCACACCATTTACTGATCCGGTCACAGGTACTGTATTTCCTGTTGCTGCATACTTGAAATCAGTATTCATGGATTATCAATCGGTGAAGACATCACATATTGATAAGCTGGCTGTTAAGACTGGCCAAATTGATGATTTAGCTGTTACGAGAGGTAAAATTGATAATTTAGCTGTAGGCAATGGTCAGATTGATAATTTGGCTGTAGATACGCTAAAAATCAAAGACAATGCTGTGACAGTACCTGTTTCTGCATTTGCTGAAGCGAATCTGACCATTGGTACGACTTATACCACTGTTCAAACTTTGGCTGTACCAGCAGATATGGGGCATACGATTTTAACTTTTGGGTCTGTATTTAGCTTTGTAGGTTATACGTCTAGCCAGCGCTTACTGTGTCGTGTACTGAAGAATGGATCTGTCGTCTTTGAAGATTTGGAGGTGCATTTTATTGATTATGCTTCTGTGGGTACAACGACTCAAAACAGCGGACAACACAACCACGGAATAACCGTCAATGTTAGTGGCTCAATGACCGATTCAGGGAGTCATTCGCATTCATTCAATGGCAATACTCAAAACTCAACAGCTGGAACAATTTCGGGTTCTTCACATAACCATAGTTACAACGGATCGACCAACACAACTGGTTCACATAGCCATAATTTAAGTTTGTCGGGAAGTGCATCAATGGGTCTAGACGGGATTCATAATCACAATGTTGAGATTAGAGGAAGTGCGCGAAGTGCGGGAACCTTAAATATTTCAAGACATGATTCCACTTTGATCGCGGGAACGTTTGAGCTTCAATTGCGCTCAGATTCGGGTGGTAATGTGAACGTGTCACAACGCTACATCCATGCAATGACGATGAGGAAATAATGGCATATTTTGCAGTTTATTGTATTGAAACAGGTGTCATTCTGAATGTTGTTGAATGCCCTGAATTTTTAAAGCAAAGAATACATCTTGATCCTGGTCAGGATGTATTACAAATAGATGATCAGATAGAGCAACCGCGTTATCTTGTCAAAAATCAGCAGCTGGTTGAAAACCAATATTATTTGAATTGAAAGCACCTTCAGAGGTGCTTTTTTATTTTCTGGAGCAATAGGTCATGGCAGAACCAGCAACATCAAGCACAGCATCATTCGGTTTAGCAACAAATTTAGCAGGGGGATCAATGGTTATATATGGGGGATTATCTACTACTGAATGGATGGCCGTTGTAGGGGGGATTTGTGCTGTAGTGGGTTTAATCATTCAGCTTTGGTCAGCATATCGCAAGGACCAGCGGGATCAGCAATTACACAATAAACGTATGCATGAGAAAGATTATGAACAAGACTAAATATATAGTAATAGGTTTAGCAGCTTCGGCTGCTTTTTTTACGTCATTAATAAAGTATGAGGGCTATGAGCCAAAGCCATATTTAGATAGTGCAAAAGTAGCGACTATCGGTATTGGGTCCACATCTTATGAAAACGGCACAAAAGTCAAAATGACTGATAAGCCGATTACCAAAGAACGCGCGGTTAAAATTGCCAAGGCTCATATTGCAAAGGATGAAGCGGCTTTTCGCAAGTCATTGCAAGGTGTGAAGCTAACGCAGACTGAATATGATGTGTATTTGGACTTTGTTTACAACTATGGCCAAGCAAGTTGGAATGGCTCATCAATGCTCAGAAATCTTAAAGCAGGGCAGTATAAACAAGCATGTGCATCATTGCTTAAATACAAATACGTTGCCAAACGTGATTGTAGTATCCGCTCCAATGGTTGTTATGGTGTTTGGACACGTCAACAAGATCGTTATAACAAGTGTATGGGGGTGCAATGATGCCAATAGTCATAATCCTGTGGAAGTATAAAAAATGGATCGCAATCGCGATCATTATTTTTTTATACCTGGTGCAAATTGCTTACACAAATCATCTAAGCGGAAAACTTCAAGTTGCTGAACAGAAATGCTCAGCCAAGATTCAAAAACTTAAAGATGATCAGCAAAAAGCATTGATTGAAAAACAAAACAAAATTAACAAAGTGAGCGCAGACTATGAGCAACTTAAATCAGAACAACGTGTCAAAGTCGAAACGAAAATACGTGAAGTGCAAAAGATCATTGAGCGTCCTGTTTATCACAACGTTTGTATTGATGCTGACGGCTTGCGCATCATCAACTCACTTATCCCCGACGATTCCAGCTAATTTGATTGTGCCTTGCCCTAAACTCTTAAAACTTGAATCTGGGCAGGGCAAAGAAATTACACTTTGGATCATTGATACAGTTGCTAAATACAATGAGTGTAGCGCTTTGAATGATGCGAAGAATAAGGCTTTTAATTCATGATCATGACTAATGTAAATGGCGGAGCAAAATTGAGCCACTTCACGGCACTATTTATTTAAAATAGCGG